GCAAAGGTGCTTCTGCTGGAGACAATGACCCTAATGCACTTAACCATTTAGGAGCTGTTTACAAATTTTTTGTAGGCACAGATTGTACGGACTGCGATATTAAAACAGACGGAACTGACAAATTTGTTGGTCACGCAACTGTTGTTAACGTAGCAGACGGAACAAACAGTTCATTCGTACCAGCATCAGCTAACGATGTTATAAGTATGAATGGTGGAACAACAGGTGGCGACAAAGGTAGCACGATTACTATCACGGCACTTGAAGATAACGTTTATTTAGTAGAAGCTATGTTGATCGGTACAGGTACTGAAGCAACACCTTTTGCTAACAGTTAATAGATACGTGGGTGGGAAACTTTAGGACTTTTTGATCTTAATACCCACCCGCACCAATAAGGAGATAAAAAATGGCAACATCAGACCAACAGTTTTCTTGTAGAACTTCTGACGGTAGATTTGGTAGAGCAACAGACGCTACAGATGCTTTCTTAGCATCAGCTAGAATAACTTATATTCAAGCTGAGGGCGTGGCTAACAGTAATATTAAAATCTATGATGGAACAGATGCAACTGGAGCTTTAGTATACGAAGCTAATTTTGGAACTGAAGGATTAGATATTTACGTTCCAGGAAGTGGAGTAAGATGTAGAACTGGAGTATTTTTAGATTTAACTAACACGACATCAGTTACCATCGGTTATACTGGTTAAGGAGAGTAAATGGCTAACACTACTTCTGGGACAACAGTCTTTGATAAAAATTTTTCTATTGATGAAATCATAGAAGATGCATACGAAAGAATTGGACTTCAAGGAGTATCGGGTTACCAACTAAAAACCGCTAGACGTTCTTTAAACATAATGTTTCAAGAGTGGGCAAATAGAGGTTTGCATTACTGGGAGGTTGGTAATAACGATATTACTCTTGTTGCTAATCAAGCTGTTTACACAATTTTTAGATCCTCTGATGATGGCACATCTGATGCCACAGCTATTTTTGGTGTAGATGATATTCTAGAAGCAGTTTTTAGAAACTCTTCTAATGTTGATTCACCACTAACAAAAATTAATAGATCTACATACCAAGCTTTATCTAATAAAACAGCCACAGGACAACCATCACAATATTTTGTACAAAGGTTTATAGATAAAATTACAATCACATTGTATCTAACTCCTGGAACTACAGAGGCGGGTAAAAAATTAAACTTCTATTTTGTAAAAAGAATACAAGATGTGGGTGATTATACAAATGCAACTGACGTTCCATATCGTTTTGCACCTTGTATGGTATCAGGTTTAGCTTTTTATTTAGC